CCCCTAGCTCACCTATCTCAGACACTAGCTTTGCAAACTGTGCCAGTGGTGTGCTGTTGTTTATAATACCTCTAGACATACTCCAAAGGTTTATTTTATGTATTAGTTCTTCATTCATATTCTAATCCTTCTACTTGAGGAGTTACTAAAGCTACTTTAAAAAGCTCTATCATATATAGTAAATCTTTATTATCTAAAGACGTAGATGCTCTTGCAACTAAATTATTATTATCATCCCAACCTAAAACTAAAAGATCTGCATACTCATCTTTACAGTTATCTAATATTTCATTAGCTGTAGATTGTGCGGGTACAAGATTTATTATATTACTCATTAAAATGTGTCTCCAATACTACCATCTTATCTTCATTCTCAGCTATCTGCTGTACTAGTTTATCCATAGTTTCTAAGAACGTGTGCTCTCCTACGGCTGATGGGTACTCCAAGTAACTTGTAAGCTCTGAAGCTGCCCAAGTTATCTGAGCCTTGTAATGATCCTTCAAAGCTCTTATTTTATGGTCTTCCATTGTATCCTTCCTCTAATAAATCTTTAAACTTTTTTACATATTCTCTGTATCTTAAAGGATACAGTTCTCTTTTTTTCTGGTTGTCCATGTAACTGGCCCACATCTGATAGCAGTAGGTATCATAGTCTACTTCTCTATCTTGCTGTCTATAGTACTCTATAAACTCAGGCCACCTAACGTGCTCATTAGTTTCCTGTATATAAAACAATGCTCTATATATTGGGTGATCATCCTTCACAGCTTAAGCACTCCCCTTCTTCAAGATTGATTCTTGGTATTTTAATGTTGACATTCTCTGTATTTCTAGCTGCTGTAGAGCGGAGGTAATACATAGATTTGAGTTTGTTAGCTCCTGTCCAATGTACGCTATTAACATACTCCAGATACTCATCATGTACCTCCTGTGGTGCTGTAGCCGGTGGTGGGTTAAAGAATAGATTAACTGACTGTGCTTGACATACATACTTCTGACGCTGATAAGCATGTTCAATAATCCACATCTGATTTAGTTCAGGTGCAGTTTTAAATACATCTTTCTCTTCTTCAGTAAGTCCATCAAGCTCTGCAACAGAACCTTCAGCAGCCGCAATAGCCTTCCAAGTCTTTTCATTATTCATACCCTTAGACTCTAGCAGTTCTATAAGATATTTATTTTTTACTTTAAAAGAACCTGTTAACGTCTTGTGCGTAAATACGTTAGCCCTTGTAGGCTCAATTGAAGGAGACGTTCCACCACATATAATTGAAGAAGAAGCGTTAGGAGCAATAGCAAGAAGGTGAGAATTACGCAGGCCGCTACCATCCATATCAGGTGCAATGCCGCGTAGCTCGCCAAGAAATTTACTTGCTTCACTAGCCTGTTCTTTGATGTGCTTAAAAGATCTGTTATTGAAGGAGGAAGCGTACATACTTTCAAAAGGAATGCTATTACGTTGTAAGTAACTATGAAACCCCATTGCTCCAAGGCCAATTGCGCGTTCTCTATATGCGCTATAAGCGGCCTTTGCAAAGCCTTTCTTATCATCTGCAACATGATACATAAACTCCTGTAAGCTATCACACTGTTCGCTTATGCCTACAGTCTGGATAGCGTTGTCAATAAAGTGTTCAATGATGTTGTCTAGCATAGTAACTAGATCAGCAATGAACATAGGGTGATCCTTCCACTCATCAAAGTACTCTAGGTTAACACTAGACAAGCAACAGACTGCTGTACGGTCCTCACCTGTAGGTAGTGTAATCTCTGAGCATAGGTTACTCTGGCGTACCTTTAAGCCTAGCTCCTGCTGAGACTCAGGTAGTACTTCATTACACCTGTCCATGTTTACAATATAAGGTTCCCCTGTCTCTGCTCTAGTGTGCAGTAGCTGCCACCATAGATCTCTAGCTGATACAGTCTTGATAGCCTGCTTAGACTTAGGGTCTATGAGTCTCCAGTTATCATCATTCTTTACACGCTTGAGAAAGGCATCACTAATGTTAACACCATTGTGTAGATTAAGACATTTACGATTAAGATCTCCGCCAGTGGTCTTTCGCATAGCAATGAATTCTTCAATCTCTGGGTGGCTGATGTCCATATACGCCGCATAACTACCCCTTCTTGTAACGCCTTGATTAAAGGCTAGCATCTGACTGTCTACAACGTGCATGAAAGGGATGCTACCAGTAGACTGACTACCGTTAGCAGTAGAAACCCCGTTACTTCTAACATCACCCCAATATCCACCCAGGCCTCCACCTCCACTCGCCAGCCATATGTTCTCATCATAGTGTGCAGATAAGCCGCCACGCGAATCAGGAACATAATTGAGAAAACAGCTAATAGGTAAACCGCGAGTGGTTCCCCCGTTGCTAAGTATAGGAGTGCTAAAACCAAACCAGCTCTTGCTAGCGTACTCGTAAAGTCGCTGTGCAAGATCGTAATCAGTATACCCTTGATACGTTGCACCATAGACTGAGGCTCTTGCGAATGCTTCTTGTGCATGAGTTTCATCCTGCCATAAGTATCTATCTTTAAGTGTCTCTACTGAGAAAGTGTTTAGATTATCTTCTCTAGCATAGTCAATAGTTATGCCTAAGTAATCCTGCTGTCCTACCTTAACTGTCATTAGTTGTACCTTCTTCTTCTATAATAGCTAGTAGTCTGTTCTCATACCAATGTGCTTTGCGTAGGTCTTTAACAGCGTTATCCTTGCTTCTACAGCGCCATCTGTATTTGAATGAGTTACCTCTAAGAAAACCTATGAATTCTTCTCTGGATAACATAGACTCCATAGCGTCAATACATTCTACAGCACCTTGGTCTGCATAGTGTGTAGGGTTATTAACATCATCGTCCACAGGGGGTGCTATTCCCCAATCATTCTTTCCCCAATCAGTCTTAAACTTGTACCCTTGGCGTGTGTAGCTGCTTGTCATCTTTGCCTCCGGCATATTCTCATCTTTAGTAGGGAACAAAGGATGCTGGTCTGGACCATTGCGGTGCCACTTGTTTATCCTGTTCCATTCTTCCGGTGTAGCATCATCAATACTCTTGGTCATCATCGTCTCCCCAATCATTCAGTTCCTGGCCCTCTAGTTCTTCTTCAAACAAAGCCAGCCTGTTAATAAATTTATCTTCAAACCTGTCTACTATCTGTTCTGCTGTTACATCCAGTAAAGTGAGCAGGTCATCTATGTCGTAGCGTGTTAATACACGTTCTTTAATTTCATCCATTGTCAGTGACATGTTCTACATACTCATCTAATGTGTAAAAATCAAACCCTTCCTTGATGCACCACTGTCCCATAGTTATCCTAGAACCCTTCCTGACTTTCTTGTTAGGGTCAGACAATACAAATACTAACTTAGTAGGTGCTATCATATCACGGATAGCAGTGTACTTTTGTGTATCCCCTGCTCTAAAGAACCCTTTAGTTTCTATGACATCTCCAGTCTTCTTGTCCACAAAGTCTGGCTTGTACTTCCTATGAGTAACATAAGGTATGTCATATGGCTCATACAGGAACCTACCTTTAGGCATGAGTTTAGCAAACTTCTTCTCAAGCCCAGACCTGTACAAAGGCTTAGAGTGCTTCTTGGACTTTAGGCTCATTGACTACCTCCGTTAAGTATCTAGGGCCACCTGAGTATAAGAAGGTTCTTAGCTTAGGATAGCAGGCGTGCTTAAAGTGACAGTAGGAACAGCCCATAGCTAGTTTCATGTTTCCTGACTTACCGTCTGGAACAGTAGCATGGCAAAGCTCCGGTGGTTCTTCCTGCTTAACCATCTCTTTAACATGTATTATCCTTTCTTCAATGTCCTTCTTTAGAACAGGGTAAGCCGGTGATTCTTCATCCTCTAGGTCATACTTCAGGAATGCCAAGTGACCGTTCACCTTGTCCATAGCCAACCAGCCTACCTCAGTCTCACCCTCAGACCTAGCGTAGCCCTTGATCTGGTCTATGTAACCAAACGGGTCATCGAATGCTAAGGAACCATCCTTAAACTTCTTAAAGCCAAAGGTACTAGCAGACTTAACGTCAGTCACAACGCCGTCTATCTTACAGTCCATGCTGCCCTTAATGCCCTGTACCTCAGCCAAGGCCTGCTCATGGGTCACAGTATGCCCTGACAGCCTTGTAAGTAGCAGTAGCATTTCCTCAATCAAGTGTCCGTACATGAACTTGACTAAGGTATGTGACTGCATCTTTTCTTTTGGACCTACATTGTTGCAATGGTTCCATAGGTATCTATCAGTCTTACCTATATTGGACATACGCAGCTTACGGCTATCAAAGTGCTTGCTGTTACCAAACTCTTTACGCATGAGATCCTTACAGGCTTCTCCAAAACTATCTATCGCTGCTTCTACATCTACCGCACTGTCCGGTGTCTTGTTCTGCATCAGCTTGTAGATGTCTTGTATAAGTGTATCAGTTGTCTTCATTAAAGTGTCCATCTAGTATCTCTTTAGCTACGTTAGCGCCTATCACAAACCATTCATTCTTGCTAGCGTGTGTTTCTCTCAGCAAATTGTGTGCTTCTTTCTCAGCCTCCCTTCTATCAGGTACATCATAGGCAGCTACTAGTATGTAATCTCTGTAGGGTGTACCTGTTTGGAAGTTTTTTAGTCTGTCCCTTGCATCTACTGCCATGCCTATTTTACACCAGCTAGGGTAAGCAGGGCTATACAGGATGTACACTTGTCCTTCCTTAGCTGCGCTATAGTTCTTTAAGGACTCAAATGCTGCGTGCTCAAAGGACTTGTACCTTCCGGGTTTATGTAAAGGATGTGAGGTAGGGATATATTTACCTTCAACATACATTTGAGCTGCATTGTATATTGGATTAGATATTACATTTCTTTTTTTAATACAAGATCTGCATATATAAAATTTTTTCTTTACGTTCCCTAAAGTCCAATTAACTCCGCTCTTTAGCTCTACTGAGCATTTTATACAATTCCTAGTGTGTGTCTGCCCAACTGTCTCCGACCTTGTACTCCCCTGTGAGCGGACAGTTGAGGTTGTAAAAAGATCCTGCTGCCTCCAAGCACTCGACTGCGAGCCTCCCGTAATCGTCTGTTTGATCTGATCTAACTTCTGCTTGAACTTCATCATGTATATTTCCTACAAAGTAATAGTCTAACCCTGCTAGTGTAGCACGTTCATACAACAAACACAAAGCTTTTTTCATCACGATGGCACCGGCACTTTGCAGTAAAG